CCCCCTCCTCCCAGGTTTGCTGCTTAAACGAACACAATTTCGCGGCCATCTTGGCCGCGATCTTCATCGCTAATTCGATGTAACAATTGACAGTCTTCAATTTCTTTGAATGTCCTGGCTTGATTGAGTCTTGTGTCCAATTCGGCAGCCTGCAAGTTGCTCATCCCTAACTCCAGCGCGACGGAGTCCAACATTGCAGTCCAGCCATTCGATACACCCGGGCATGGCCAAGCGCTGAGGTGTTCTGACTTAAAACGTTCCTCAGCGGTTATTGGCTCAAACTTCCGAGACAAATCGCAACCACTAATGGCTAGTACACTACGCACGTACGACGAAAGAACTGGTGTGGTAGGATCCATGGTCAAATAACCCATGTATTTTGCCCACATTGCTTCTTTGGGTGGTCGAGAGCTGTTGGTGACAATAGGCAATTTAACGAGTGCCCTTGCTACACTGAAATGTGACCAATTATTTAATCTCGCGTCCGGAAAGATACGGCCTAGAAAGGAGACACGTCCATCATGAATAAGCAATGATTTGATTTTCAGACCGCAATTCTTTGCGACTGTCACAATGTCATATTTGCCATTATCCAATCCGTCGTCTCCATATTTAGGGCCAATGGACTTGAACGCTTGTATTGGCGTTTCTCCACTTTCTCTTGCCGCAACGTAAACTATAAACGCATTGATCAATGTGTTCCCAATGGTTGTCAGCGGTGATCCTGACAACCTGCTCCCTCCAGTGTTGTACTTAACTCCATGTTCAGTTCGTCCCTGAATATTGAGTTCATCGGCCAGCAGTTTATTTAGTTCTGGCCGATCAGCAGGATTCGTACACTTAATAATGCACGCAAACTCAACCGCCCTGCGTAATGCGGCTGAAATGGATCCATCAAACCGTGTGTAATCTGTCTCATTGATTGGAATTCCAATCTCATTCATCAATGAGACGAAGGCATGGACTGCATTTGCCGTTTGTTCCGGATTTCCGCCTGGACAATACCAAGGCGCAAAACTAGTCTCCGGACCAAACTGTTCTTTGAGGTGTTC